ACTGTTGGATTGGCAGGAGCATCTACGGCTAAACTAAATTGTGAAAATGACCATTCGCTAAAATAATTTACACCGTTTGCTAATTGAGCAACTCGTACATAAGCGCGATAAGTCGTACTGTTGGCTAAGTCAGCCTCAAGAGTTTGTCCTTGGTTGCTTGATGCCACAATCCCAGTCTGAACTGAAGGTGTTGATGTGTCAGGGCTGAATCCACTTGCACCGTAGGTAGTTGAATCAAATATCTTTACTTCATAAGCAGATTGTGGGTCGCCCTCTGTATCGGCGTATGTCCATACTACCGATGGAAATGAAGTATTTGTGATTGAACCTGAAGGAGCGGTAACTGTGACCGTTGGTTGAGTTGTAGTGACAACATCAACATAAACTTCATAGACGCTAGTTTTATCACCTGTTGCTGTTGCATTGTCTGTGAACTTAAATACTAAGTTATCAATGAGAGTCTGAGTCCATGCAGCACCGTTAGGAGCGCTAGTCATATTTAGTGCAAAATCAACCGTAGAAAGAGCCAAAGTGTTTTGCTTGGTTATTGGAACGGAGTAATAAACAGTTCTACCGTTACGGTCTGTAATTACACCAAGGCTGAACTGAGCATTACCCGCTGTCCCAACTGCGATTCTTGCTCTTAGGTTTACAGAAGTTACTCGCTCCGTTGCACCAAGCGTCGTAGTTCCGAACTCTCCTTCATAAAATGCTGGGACTGTATTACTTGAGCGTGTAATAAAAGTTGAATCGCTGTTATCTGCTAGGGCTGCGTGAACTGACCCCGAGCCTCCCGAGATGGTGAAGAGGGTGTCGTTGTTCCAATTAGCATTAGGTCTTAATACAGTAGTAGCCATTACTTACTCGCTAACTGACGGGCTAAGGTTGCAAAGGTTTCTTCGATACGCTTAGTAATGATATTCATTCTTTCTTCATCATTTGTTGCAAGAGATGTATCTACATAAACTTGGAAAGCGCCTTGCTCAATAAATGTATTATTTCCACTTGTTGATGTACTCAGGCTTGCATTTTGCAAGTCACGCAATTGATTTGAGGCTGTAGCAATCTTTTGGTCAAATCCAACTCTTGCGCCGTACTCACCAATTACTGCACCCGTGAACTGGATTTCTTTTTGCAGTCTGCTAACTTCATCAACGGCAGCCTGACCGCCACCAAGAATAGACGCGGCGAGTTGCGCTCCCTTGATTGGTCCTTCTTCAATAATTGACTTGAGAGCATCGGCATCTAGTCCCATGTTCTGAAGTTTGTAAATCTGTCCAGCAAACTCTTTACTTTTGTCTAGTCTTTTTGACATGTTGTCAATGAGGGACTTAGCCTTTGGGATAAAACCATCAGGCAACTCAATACCTTTGAGACCTGCAAAGTTTACAATTGTGTCTTTAAGGCTGTCTGCAAAATCTTTAGCCGCTTGCTGTAAATCATCAAGAACACCTTTAATAGAATCAATACCCGCTTGCATTGCTTCACGGATAGTTTTTAGGCGGGCTGCTGCTTTTTCGGCATCCTCAGCAGCCTGAGTTCCATCATCCTTCTTTGTAGCCGCTGAGTATTTCTTTTCTTCTTCTTTGAGAATGTCACCAAAGCCAAGACCTTCTTTGAGGCTTTCTTTTATCTTTTCAATAAACCCACCAATTTTATCGCCAACAACCCCAGCAAAATCTGTTTTGTCTGCGAACTCCATCATGTTGGCTGCAAGACCTAAAACAAACTCTCCTGCCTTATCAACCTTCTCGGCAATGCCGTCAATAAAGTCACCCACGGTATTAGATAATGGAGCATCTATAACTTTCTGAATTGCATCGACAACAACAGTCAATCCTTTTGAAGCGCCTTTAGCGCCCGCAATTAAACCTTCCACTATGTTTTTACCAAAATTGATTTCTTCTGCATCTTTAATCTTGTCAATAACAGTACCCAGCGTTTCAGATACTTTTTTACCACCAGTAATAAGTGTGTCGATGGCTTTTCCAGCAAAGTCTTTGTCACTAAATTCTACGACTTTTGCACTAAAATTTCTAAGTGTTTTTTCTGTAGCATCCAAGCCTGTTTTAGTCGCTACTCCAATGGTTGAAATGCCATTAACTAACTTTTCCGCCCCGCTGACAATACCCGTAAACATTTTTTCGCCAAGCCCAACCATACCGCTTGCAAAACTTGTAACCACATTTTTAGTTGCATCTAATCCGCTATTGATTGCATTTGCAACCATTGTTCCAATACCAGGAATCTTGCTAAATAAAGAAGCAATCCCTCTAATCCATGCAGTCATTTTGTCAAAAGCCCAACCGAGAAATTCTCCAATACCCCCAGCAATTTTATTTAGGAGACCAAAAATTCCTTTACCAACATATTCAATGGCGCCTAAAACGCCTAGAAAAACTGATTTGACTACATTGAATAATCTATTAAATGTATTAACAAGGTCTCCAACTGCGCTGACAATGTTAGCAAAAATGTTGATAATTCCACTTACAACAAAACCAATTACTTTAATAATGCCATTAAATACACTTGTCACGACTTTATACAACAAGTTTTGAGAATCAAAAACATTGATGTAAAAATCAATCCATGTTTTGAACAAAGTAACAATAAATCTAACTGCCATTAAAATTGATTTAATAACAAAATTAAATACATTTTCAATCACTCCAGCAAAGGTAGTATTTGTTTCCATTAAAGAAACAAAACCATCAATTAAGAATATAAAACCTTTTAGAACCGAGGAAATAACAGTCAGAATTATGTCGAGTACAACCTCAAAGACCTTTACAACCGCCTCAACGAAGAAACCAAAGACTCTGATAAGGAAAGCAATTCCTTGGATAAACATGCCAATTGCGCTAACAACACTTGCAAAAACATAAACAATTACTTTGAGAACAAAGTTAAAGACTTTTTTCACAGTTTCTCTAAAGTCCTCATTCGTTGCCATGAGATAACCAAAGGCTGCCATCAACGCAATTACAAGACCGATAATTAGAGGAATTGGATTTAATAACAGAGTCATATTCAACATAGCAACTGCAACTCGAAGCCCTTTGGTAACAAAGGCGGCAGCAGTCATCACGGCTGAGTAAGCAATTTGAGCGCCCATTGCAAGCAAGATTGCTAATCGATAACCACCGTAGGCAATAGCAACTCCAGCGACAACTAATCCTAAAGTCTTAAAAACTTCTATGTTTCTTTGGACGAATCCGATTACCCCACGGACAATCGCCGCCAAGATATTGATGGCTTTTGCAAGAATCATAACTCCAACAGCAGCGATAGTTCCCATAATTTTACCAATTTGAACAATAACTGGAACTAATGGCTTAAAGGCTGTGAATAGATTGACCAAAGCCTTACGAACCTGAGTTGAGGTGAGTGCCATTGCAAGTAGGGCGACAGGGAAAGGCTTTAATTTAGAAAATACAGTTCCGATGATTGGAACGCCAGGAAGAAGGGCTTTACCTGCAAAAGCGGCGAATCCTGCGGCAACACCAGCGATAGCGGGCAGTAACATCTCAAATGTCTCCGCCAATTTTTTAGTGTCAGGTATAACTCTCTTTATACCCTTCGAGGCATTTTCAGCGCTCGTATACATAACATCAAAGCCTTTAATGGCATCTGTAATCTTCTTGACAAAATCTGTGATTGGTTGTGTCAGTTTGGTAAATACTGCTTGCAACGCCGAAAGAACTGCTTGGAATGTTTCATTTTTTTCGACTGCCTTTGTGACTGCTTTTTCAAGGTCATAGGTTGCTAGAATTATTGGACCAAAGGCTTTAAGCAATACATTACCCATTGCTACTTGCAACTCATTATGCAAACGAGCGAACGAGCGCAATGTCTTGCCTGGAGATTTCATCGCCGCTTCGTAAGTACCAAAAACTTTGGTGCCTTCTGCCATTACACCTTGAAGGACAGCCTGTTGCTTTTCTTGGTAACTTAATTCTTTTGTGGTCTTACCGATGCTCTTTGCAAATTTTGCATACATCTGACCAGCATTTTCCTGAATACCAACTGACTTGAGAACTTCGCTTCGTCCTGTAATAACGGCGTGAGTTAATTTATTAAATGTCTCTGTTGAGTTCTCACCCGAGATAATTGCTAAGTCCTGAGCAATACGAGCGATGTCAGATGCTTTACCTAATTCAAGGTTATTCTGAGCAAACTTTAATACGGCTTTTTGGGCAATCTCCATTTCGATACCCATGCCTTTAACTTCGGCTGCTTCGTCTGCGAGTGCTTGTCCTCCTATACCCGTAGACTTACCAATTGCATCTAAGGCGTAATTCAACTCATCGACGCGAGCCGCTGCGTTGAAAGATTTGATACCGAAAGCAATTACGGCGGCGCTGGCGGCGGCTGAGGCAACGCCAATTCCAATCATCGAACCTCTGAGGCGTCCCGTTGTTTTTGAGAAACCCTCAGCAGCCTGAGATGCTTGTTGCATCCCTCGGGTAAATTGTGCGGTATCGGCGCTAACTCGCGCCCGCATCTCCATCTGCGGTGCTTCAGCCATTATCTTCTTGCCTTAGCCTTTCTTTCCGCTTTTTCCCGCTCTTTCCCTCTTAGGATGTAGAGGGCAGACCACTCGGTTAATTCCATACTAGATAGGGGGCGGTGGGCTGGACTCCCGTAAAGAAGTTCGCCCACCGTCCGACCTAATTCTTCAGCAAGTTCGAAAAGAAACCTACGCTCAGGATTCTTCAGGAAATCGTGCTTGTGCTTCGTCTACCGCCTTTTCAGACAGACCTGAGTTGCCGAGAGCCTTGGTTGCAAGGCGTTCGATAACTGCACCATTCTTTGAAAGGATGGCTTCTTTATCCTGTGTTGTAAAGACTGGCAGACCAGTTTCAGGGTCATAAACAGTTGCAATAACAGTTAGTGCGTACATTGCAGCAACATCGGTCTTGTCGCCTTTAGCAGCGCCTTCTCCGAGTTTTGCTCTTTCGTTTGCTGTCATCGAACGAACCTCGACAGTTACTCCCCATTCAGGGATTTCTACGAGTTCCTTTGTGATGTCATCGCTACTGAAAATTGCTTCTTTTAGACTCATTTATTTCTCCTTGGACACTAGGTTGGTCACGACTTATTAAATTGTTATTAAATTATGAAGAATAAGTACCGCGTGTAACGGCACCTGTAACTTGGAACTCTGCTGAGAAAGTTACAACATCGCCAACTGCGCCACTCTTCTCGTAAGAAGTCATGAGGCACTCGCCTGTGTACTTTGCATCTCCGTTTGCTGAACCTTCAGGTCCATACTCAAAGGACAAAGATGCTGCTTGTCCTAGAACTGCGCTGAGGTGTGTATCAACTGTTGTATCGAAGTTACCTGATACTGAAATGGTTGCATCGCTCAAACCAACAATGTAGGTCTTTGCGTTTGAACCAAAACTTGTTGTCTCGGCTGTTTCGACTGTCTGTGGGAATGAAACATCTGTCAGCACATCGCTGATAGTAGTTAAACTTCCCGCTGCATTGTCCACCTTGAATACGGTGGCTTTACCGTGTGTGAATGTAGGCATTAGTTTCTCCTTGCGAAAGCCACTACTGGGGTGGCGCTACCTGTGGAACCTGCAACCGTGTAGTTCACGCGCAGGTATCTTGCTACGGTCCCAGTAACTTCAACTCTTTGAAAAGTTTTCTGTGTACTGGTCACGACTGTAAAGGTAATCAAATCAGTAAAGGTTGAGTTGTCGGCTGACTGCTGAACCTTGACTGTTATGTTGCCATTACGAGTATTAGTTGGAACGCTTAGAAAGCCTACTCCACCATTGGCAGATGAGAGGGCGTTATCAACAGATGTTCCATTGCCTGTTGATGAAATGGCGGTGCCTGAAGAAAGAATCTTTCCGTGTTCAACGCCATCGCTTGATTGGAACTCAGCACTTGTCTGAACAACATCTGCTACTGCTCCTGAAACTTCGTATGAGGTGTCATCTGCCTCAAGCACGATTGCGCTTGCACCATTTGAGTGACCTGATGGGGCAACAATGACATTTTGCTTTGTGGTGGAGCCGAGAACTGCCGAAAAAACCACATCTGTTCCTGTTGCTGTTCCATCAAACATCCCGCTAAGAGAAACTGTGCCGTCGAGCAAACCAACAATGTACTCTTTCGCATTTGAGCCAAAGGCTGAAACTTCAGCAGTCTCTACTGAGGTTGTTGCGCTTACATCATTAAAGTAAGTAGAAAAATCGTATTCATTGACAAAAACATTTACATTTTTACCATGTGCGAATGTAGGCATTATTCAGTCTCCTCAACTGGGCGTTGGTGTGGAGTTCCATCTTGAACAAAACCATCGCCATCACCATCTGTTGCATCAGGGTCAAAACCCTCTGCTTCAACGACAGGCTCAACTGGAGCCTCGACAATTGGTTCTTCTTTGACAGGCTCAACTACAGGTTCTTCAATTATTGTTTTGGCAGGTTTGTTGGCATCTTCAATTGCGCCAATTTCAGTAAGCCACTTGATAGATGTGGCTGGTAAATCTTCAACAACATCGCCCGCTTCGGCGCGTTTGTTGGGTGGGTAATCGATACCCTGTAGAACTCGATAGCGAGCCATTCTTACCTCCTATGACGGCACTTGGGTAGCCCAAGTAAACCGTCTAGGTCACACGGACACAAAGGTAAGACGACCAACTGGGGCGACTAGCGCACATTGCTCATAGTGTATCAGGCGACTTTTTTTGATTCTTGCAATCTCTTCAAAGTGGCAATCGCGCTGGACTTCAACGCCTTCATATCTTCTTCACCGTACTCAGCATCGTATGTTGCATAGAACTCAGCATCGCTATAAATATCTTTCCATGATTCTTCGTCGAGTTCGACGGTCACATAAATTTTGTTTCTTTTGAGTTCGATTGCCGACTCAGAGCAGCCACGATATTTATGGTCGCTCCAAAACTTTAAGGGCAAAACAACAACTTTTGTCATTTCCTCCCCCTTCCTTATACAAGTATAACACAACGGGGGTTGATAATCAAGGAGCGCGACGGAGCCTTTCTTCTTGAATCATGTTAAGAGTTAGAAAATAGCCAATGCCATCAACGACTGTATCGGGCTTAGTTTGATTGACTTCACGGGCAATCTTCATACCGACCATGCAAAGGCTTACTTGCTCGGCAGAAACCTCACAGCCGAGGATTACAGACCATATCTGCGCTGCCCTAGTAAAGTTATCTAAAGGATGCCCATAGGCGTCCTGACGCTCTCCTGAGACCAACTCAGCAGCGTACATGGCGATGTCTCTAGGGTCGTTCATAACAACTGGATGTCCGACACTCCCTGACTGCTCACTAGGAATGTTAGAACTCCCACATCGGCAATCTCCCCCGTCGATTGTCTCCACCACACGCTTCCTCCGTCGAGGGCTGGTGCTTGCATCCATTTAACGCCTCCCCAATCTGCAAGTTTGAATGAATGGTAGTGACCAGTTACTAAAATGTCACAATCGCCAATTCTTTGACGCCCGAGGGTTTGGTCAGCAATCCAACGGCGTAACTTTGCCTCTGTTCCTGCTCCTGAACGAGCAAGGTGTCCATGGGTAATTCCAATAATCTTGCCGTGAACTTCAAGGGTCAAACTCAACTCATCGGTAGGTATTGCAAACTTTATGTGTCCATAGGCTTCAGGGTTTGCTTGGAAGATT